CTTGTGATGGCAATAATGCCAGTCAATTCGATTTCTAAAACTTCCAATTGGTAGTTGATTTTTTGTTTGTTTGTCATATCCATGATTCAAAACAACAACATTCTTTTCACTTATGCAAATTTATTTTACTATTTGTTTTGTGAATGAACGATTTATTTTGTGATTGACAAAAACAACTCCCCAGCGTAGGTCAATTTCTCATCAATGATTTCTTGGATGTCCTCTTCCAAAGTGATGAGAGTGGTTGTGAGCTTCTTGCCGATGGGCATCCGGGGATCATAACTGACAAACAAACCTTCTTCCAATCCGGTTGCAATCATTCCCATTTGCATCTGCCAAAAATACTCCGTGCGTTTTGATTTCAACTGCTCGTTGTTTTTGATGAAGAAGTTTTGAAGGTGGTTGCCTGAATTGAACGGACATTTGATTTCTACCAACTGGTGACCAAGTGCATCAGGTGAATACCCACCCCACTCACCATAGGTGATGAAGGTGTATGTCTCTGCACCGTAGTATGTGAAGAAATCATCGGTCTGCTGGGAGAAATAGTGGAAGGCTTCCTTCTCGTGTTCCTTCCCCCAATCCAAAGCACGACCATAGATCTCCGATTTCGCACCGGTTAAGTATTCCGCTGCCTTCTCAAAGACAAATGATTTTGCAGTTTCCGACAAGAACTCCGATTTGTTTTTCGGAGTTCCCATCAGTTTGTGAATTTCGGAAGCGGTGAAGCGTGAACTTCTCAACCTCTGCCAATCTTCTTCGTTCAAAGAAGTGTGAATAACTGGATGTGTGTTATTCATTTCTCACCAATTAAAAGTTTCATATTGACCGGAGATACCTCAAACTTGCTTGTGATGTCTGTCATCAATCCACCCGTCTTGAGATGCTCAACTGCTTTTGCCCACGATGGATGCTTTGGTGTGAGTTCATCTTTCTTTGGAATCTGTCTTCCCATTGCCTTCTCACCATCATCATCATCATCAATGTTCAAGTTTAGGATTGAACCGAGTGCATACCTCCGTGCGTAGGTGATGGCTGAACCCATTGCTTGTGGATCATTCTGCTTAACCACCGGCATCACATAGGATGATTCCATCCATTCACCTGATTCGGAATGAACGATGATGGTTGTGAGTGCATCACCATCGGGAAATTGACTGATTGCCAAACCGCATTCGCTCAATGGCTTTTGAATTGTGTCCAGTATGTTCGCCAATGACGCATACTTTTTCTTGAAGAAAGGATTGTTTGCTTCCTTTGCTACCTTGCTCACCGATGCTTGGAATTTTACCAACGCACCAGCAATGTTCTTAATTGATTCTGATTTATTCATAGGAAATTTGTTTTGTGTCCGCACATAAAAATAATAGTAAACTTGTCGGGTTCAAGGAAAAAGAATCTTTCCGTCTCAATGCCCACTAAATTGGTCTCAACGCATCCACCGAAGTACACATCTCGCTTGATCAGGTATGGTTCAAGTTCATCAAAGTGATGCTCAAGTAAATAGTCATCAACTTGCTTGTCAATGTAAACATACTTATCATCCTTACCGAGTGTAAGAATCCATCCGTTGATTGTTGCTTCAATCATTGTTCACCTCCCTCAATGCAATTTCAATGACGGCTTTGGCTTTGGGTGAAACGATGTTTCCCTCAACCAAATACTTTCTTACCGTTGGAAGTGATACCCCTGTTTTACGAGCGACTATTTGAAATAGCCCTTGTCTGCGTTTCAGTTTAATTGTTTCAATTGCTTTGTTGTAATCCATAACGAAAGCAAAAGTAAAATAAACTTATCAATAATGCAAATAAACTTTTCTTTTTGTTACAATTTTATGTCTTCCGAGAATATCAAATCTCCAAAACGAGCGTTCAACTCATTCACCAATTCCATCTGTATTGATTCCGTGAACGCACTTTCAAGGAATGGCTTTGGCTTTGTACCTACTTTGTGAATCTTTTTTGCAATGGCTTTTGCATATGAATCATAGGTAAAATCTTCAGGTGGTTTGACGGCTTTGAATGCCATCCATTCTGCGATTGACTGCCACAAATATGGTGTGCCTTCAATGTGACCATTTCTTGTTGGCTTCCTTCCGTATTCCACGAACTCCCAGTAATCTTCAGCGAGAAGGATGGTGTTGATGGATGTTGGCGTTTTGGTTATCTGTCCGGGGACAAAAGATTGTCTCAACGAAGATGATGCGTTTATCTTTTTACTGTCAAGATTCGCCCAAATCGGTGGGATCACCTTCTTGTTCCACCAATCAATGATGATTTGCTGAAGGAGTGAGCCTTCGGAAGCATCCCCTAAATAAGTATCAAGGGCATCGGGTAATTTGTCAAGGTCTATTGTAGCCATCCCACAAGCGTTAAAATTCCTAAACCTATACTTATACCCTTGAACAAGGACAAAGTGCGTGAGATGGCTTTATTTTGCCTCAAAAGTGACTTATTCTCCTCATTCAAGTATGCGATGTTTACCTTTTGTTTGGTGATGACCGAATCTTGTTCCGAAATAATGATAGAATCCGAGTGAACAACCTTCAGTAATTGGCTAACTTTTTGCCGTGCAATCGCACCCTTGACAAGATAACTATTCGCAACCCGAAGTGTCGCAGAATCTATGGAGACGGATTGCCCCTTCAAGCCCTGAAGATGTAGCATCAAAAGTATCAAGATAAATCGTATCATAGTGGTTCAGTTCTTTCAAAAGTGTGATTCGTTTGATCTTCTCTTTTTCAATAATCCTTTCGTGCAGTTCAACATTTAGTGGTTTGATATAGCGGACTGGTTCATCATAATTGAAGAACGCCCACAACCAACTAAACAGGAACAACGCAAGTATTGTGAAGATAAGGAGTGAGGACTTGGAAGTTGATTGCATAACCAGCGAGAATATCAGTTTTTGAATCGTAGAAAGGAGATGCATTGCCGTTGATCACAATCTCAAAATCCTCATCGTTTTGGGTGTTGTCCTCAATCAACGCAAAGATGTCGGTCATAATCTGTGCGGTATCCGAAAGAACTTCAATTGTGTTGCTCTCGCTTTCAAATACACGATCCATCACGAGCAATGCAAAGTTGTATGTCATCAAGTTTCCAGTTGACTGCAAATTGAAGCCATCTGGATACAACCAAACCAACGGATAGTATTCAACATTCTCAACCGTCATATTTGACTGCTGACCAACGCCAAACTTGTGAACCATCTTATGGCTTTCGGCTGCCGTTTGAATCTTTTGAATTATTTGGTTTAGTGTCATTCTTGAGAAATTTGAGAAGTTTGGCTTCGTTGTTTTTTTGCCACTTATTTGTCCTCGTTGGGGAAGTCATAGTTCCAAAAGCAATCTTGAGATGTTGGAAGATAAATACCACCGACAAAAGCGGTGTTCTTTGGTCGGATTGTATCAAATGTACTACCGGGATTTAAGAATAACGGATAATCATTGGTGTATGTGCGAAGATAATCCCTCAATCTGTTGGCATAGTATTCAGCCTTATCACGATAACGACCTTCAATCATTGTCATTTCCTCAACTGATACCGCCCTTGCATTGTCACTCTCACGAGATGCAACCGATTTGTTCATCAATTTGAAGGTCATTGGAAGCATTGCTTCGGTCAATGTGTAATACTTCAAACACGGTGCAATGTATGAATCCAAAAGGGTAGTATTCAACTGGGTTAATGTTCCAGCAAATGCTTGTACTTGCAACTCATTATAAATGCCTGAACCAATCACATCACGGATGTAAATCTCTTGAGCTTCTTTGATTGCTGATTTCAGCAACTTGTCATCCACATTCTCATTCAAAGGGGTGTTGTCTTTGAGATAAGTGGTTGAAATGAAATATACAAAATTGGTCATCGTTTGATCCTCCTTAATAATTGTTGTTGCCAAATGTGTCTGCACTGTGGTGTGGTAATTCCAGTTTCAGGGTTGGTGTACCATTCACCTCTTCTCTTCCATACATCGTAACCAAGTTGTGCAGACATTGCGTTAATGTCCTCACGACTATACACACGATTACTTTCCACGATTTGACGGCAGAAATCACGAGTGGTTGGGATAACCAAAGTACCTTTAATTCCAGCGGCTAAAGCATAACCATAACGAACCACAATTTCGGTTTGCAATCTGTCTACTTCTTCAACTCCTTTCGGTGTTGTTTCCAATCCGTCCTCGTATGATTTGATCAACTCTGCTTTGGCAAGTTTAGCAATGGCATCAGCGACAACCTTTGCATCCAGTTTAGTGATGTTCACAATGTCCCCAACTTGAAGACCTTTATTCTCTTTCAACACATTCAAGATGGCAGTTTCAACGGCATCCACGAACTCAAACTTGTACGCTTCAAAGTTGTCTGCACTCTCACCATATTGTTGAAACACCTTGATGTCTCTTTCATCATCCCATCCAAAAGGATTTTGTTTTGATAGGGCAACATTCAAAGGTTCTTCAATCTCATCAAATCCCAACTCTTTTCTTGCTTCGTTTCTGTCAATGATTCCAGCGGTAAACAAAGCCTGATAGTCAAGACCGATTGGTGGTTTGTTGATGGTTTCCAAGCGAACTGATGCGATAGGTTCAAGCAAGTAAGCAAAGGTGTCATCAATCTTTTGTTGACGGGGTTCAATGTAGGCGTGATGGAACATCTCATAGGCTTCAATCAACTCGCTACGACCTCCCAATTGTCCCTCTACACGCACTCCAAACAACATTGGTGAGTTTACCTTATGTGCAACAAATATCTCTTGTTGTACGGTCTTATTCAACAAATCAAATTGCTTGTCAAAATCCGATGGTTGAAGGTTGTTGATCACAGATTCCTTCTCTGTCGGATCGTTGTATTGGATAATTAACCCACCGGCATTGTCCGTGCCTTGATAATTCTCTTTGAATCTCCTTGCCGTTGCACGAGCTTCTTCAGGTGTTGGGATGCCCTTGAAGAGTTGGATGTGTGTTTGTGCCGTGAATCCGTTCTTGATGCTATTCAAATAATAGTTGGATATCTCGGTATCAACCTCAATGTATTTCAACGCACCTACATAATCAGGCAAGGGATATTCGCCTTGTCCGGGACGGTAAAATTGGCAATAATACAATTGCTTTGATTCACGAGTGATTGGGTTGTAGGGTTGATAATGGATTTTATCCGCTTTGCTATCTGTCCAGTCATCACAATACACGAAATCACCTTCAAGACCTTTGCGGACATTCTTAAAAGGGATGTGATAGAATTCCGAAGGTGCGGTCTTTGCCTTGTTCCAAATCACCTCAACTGCAAAACCATTGAACAACTCGGCATCGTATGCTACCTTTGCTTTGAGTTCCTCGTAGGTCTCGTAGGCGTTGATGCTTTTGAGTTTGTTTTGGATTTTGGCGATGTCGGTGGTGTTTTGTCCGTAAACTTCAGTACCAATTCCAGCCACATAAGAAGCTTTTGCAGAAACGATTGCATTGTGTTTTGGGCTTTTGTTAAATAGTTCAATTAGAAAATCGGGATAGAGATTGTCCGCCCCAAATGTCACGAATCCTTTCGCCTTGTTTTCTTTGAAAACAGGCAACTTGTTATCGTGAAAGTTTATTCTTTGGAATATCATCTCTATCAAATAGCAATCAATCTTTTTTGTTTGAGAACTTGTCTATTGATGTAAACCCAAGACAAGCAATCACGATGAATTCAACCGCTGTCACCAACTCTGGAGATGGTACGATATCAGCAGGAGACAAACTATTGTGAGCCATAGTACCAAAAAGTACAAAAGCACCGATGATCCCAACGAATCTTTTTGAGGACATTTCTCCTTTGTCACCCGTGAAAATTTCTAAAAGTTTTTTCATAAATCTTTGCTTTCTAAAAGTGTGTAAGTGAATGAATTGCCGTGTAATGTAGCCGCCTTCTTGACTAAAGCCATAAACTCATCGAAATCTGCTGACTTTTTGAACACCTGACAACCCTCACTCCAATTCTCAACATAGGTTGAATCTGCACCAGCCTTGTGGATGTTGATTCCGTAGATACCTTCGGTGATCAACTTGGTGTCGTAGGTCATATCCTTGTTTGCATCTCTGTAAACCTTCACTGGTTTGGCTTGTTTTAACGCTTCGTATTTGCCTTGATGCAATCCGATTGCGTGACTTCCACGATATTGTCCGGGAACTAAACGAGCAACGCCTTGTGCATTGTGAAATTCCTTCACTCCCTTTGTGCCTGGATCAGTTGTCGCAGCCCATTTCTTAAAATGCCACACCTCACCGATTTTGTAACTAACGGTTAACAAGTCATCAAAGACATTTGTCACTTTGTTACCAGTATCCGAATTGCGAATCCCAATGATGTTCAAGTTGTAATCACCTGATTCAAAGAACTTGTAATCTTTGACCTTCATTGCTTGTTTGATTTTGTCTATCATTTGCCTTGTCCTTTATATGGTTTGGAACTCTTGTGTTTGTTCTTGTGCTTGGTATGTCTTCCAAGTTTGTTTTTGGGTTTAGCCCGAAATGATGTGATGTTTACTTTGGCTGCCATAGGTACATTCTAAAATAATCAAATTCTTCTTTACCACCTTCGGATAGATAGTTCAAATAAGCGTCATAGATCACTCCTTTGAACTCAATTGGTGTGGTGGTGGTATCTAATCCAGCACCTACCATCTTCACGGCATACACCTCCATTTGGTCTTGAACAACTTGCATCTGTTGAACCACGGCTTCCGCTTTCTTTTCAGCAACAACCACGGCTTCTTTCAATTCGGCTTTCTCTTGCACTTTGCCTTCAACCATTTGTTCTCCTTTGGCTTTTGCTACGGAGACAACTGCCGATGCTTGACGAAGATTTGATTCAACCTTTTTCAACATTGCTTCCACCTCATCAATCGGGGGTGTTGTAACTGCACCAACTGGGAAGGCAATCTCAATGGCTGCGATGAACAGACAAAACAAAATGACAAAGTACCTCATAATTTTTTGACGGTGTTGATGATGCGAAGTTCTGTGATGGCAGCAGCCAATGCGGAATCGGATTTCTTGAGAGCATATCCAAGACGATCAATCTTCAAATCCAACGCTTCAATCTTCTTGTTGGAGTTCTCAAGTTGCTCGGTGTAAGATGACTTGACATCATAGTATAAATAGCTCACACCTACCAATGCAAGGAAAGCAACCCCAGCAACGGGATTCTTTCGGAATTGATCAAACGAAATTGGAAGCGGATTTGCGGATGGTTTTTTTACGGTCATTTGATGCGATTAATTTTTTTACTCCAATAGATAACAGCCAAAACGCCCGAAATAATACCAAGAATCCCCACCCCAAAAGTAACAAGTGGCTGATAAATTTGAGCAAAAGTGATGACCGCTGACGAACCCGTGATGGCGGTGGCAATGGCTGCGGTGGTATCATTAAGGTTTTTCATTTAGATCGGAAATGGTGGTGGTGGTGGTGGGATGTATTCGGCTTCGGGTAAGGTGAGAACCCAAGCGTATTGTGACGCTTCAACCAATGGGATATCTTGCTCGGATAAAAACAAAAACCAAACGCCATTGATATCGGTAACGCAATTAAAAAAAATGTCAGTTGCAAAATATTGCCCTTGTATCAATTCTTTTTGTTCGGGTGTAAGTGTGTAACCTATCATTATACTTGGCGGCTTAAAGTGGTTTGAAACGCTTGAACGGCGGTATAAAAGTTGGATGCTTGGGTGTCGGTTAAGCCGTCACCGATGGAGGCAAAGGCACATTGTTCATTAGTGAAAGCTGCCGCAGAACCATTTAAATTCCTTGCTCCAATAAAATATGGGATAGTTAATAAATTACCACTCAATGTAGTTGCAGTGCTTTTAGTATTTCTAATAAATACTACAGGACTATTTGCTGCAGTTTTATTTGAAATAAAAAATCCCAATGAACTAAGATTTGCCGTTGATGAACTTGATATTATATTTTGACAAGCCCAAAAACAAGTATTACTTTCTCTTGTGTTGATTTGAGTATATGCAATGTTCGCTGTATCTATTGCTCCAATAATAGCAGTTCCTGCATTTTTTTCAGTTCTTGAATAAACAGAAAGATGTAAATTATTACTAATAGAATTTACAGATTCTATGTAAGAAGTATTCATAAAAGCACTTGTTCCATTCCCCGTTACCCCCGTACTCGCAAAAGTCCAACCACTTGAAAAAGTACCCGTAAACGAACTGCTCTTTAAGTTCTGCGCACACGCTGCCGCACTTGCCCCGACCATCGGATAAATGGCTTTCATTGGTGTCCAAGTTCCATCGGCTTTCATTTGTTTTACCAGGGTATCAACTGCAAGTTTTTCGGTGGCTGACAAAGTCCCACCTGCTGCCGTTACTCTATCAAAAAAAGCAATTGCATCAACATCAGTATCAAATACCTCTTGACTACCTATAATACCCAACTGCGTAGGCAATTGCCCAGCGACCAATTTGTCACCAAACAACTTCTCGTTAAACCCACGCATTATCCCGAAGTCAGGCATCTCAATAATCTCCTTTGATTGCAAATATATTAACTCCAGCGGCTTGTGCAACAGTTGTGCCGACTTTCACCACTTGACCCGCTTTTAACTGCAAATCACTGTAAGCAGTCACCGCCCTTTGTGATGTTATCAATGTAGTTGGTGTAATTGCCGCAAGTGCAATCTCATCATAAAGTTTGAAATTCGCCCCTGTTGAATCACTCACAAAAATCAAAACCAAAGTTGCCGTATTTGTTCCTGCAACCTTTGCCCCAATCTGTGTAATTTTCGTGCCGTTTGTTGCAGCAGTTAAAAGCGTGACGGTGTTTGTCATAGTTGCACCTGTTCGGTCGGTCGTTGCACCTGTTACCGTTGCGAATGAAAGTTCAGGTGATAGTGCGAATATGGGTGATGTATTTGCTGGCATTTTAGTAGTTATAAAATAAGTATAAATCCCCACCGGTTGAAGGGGAAATTGGTAAGTTTGTTAAATTAGAACCGTCAACGGCTGGAAGTTTTGCAGATGCATCCAACTGAACCAATTGAGATGCTCCGTTAAATGTATTTCCTTGCGTTGTAACGACAGAAGATAGGCGTGAATCACTCAATGTACCACTCGCAATGTTTGATGCGTTTGTGGTGTCTACATTTGGCACATCCCCCAAACCCACTTGTGCTTTTGTGGTGGCGTGTGGGTTGCTTGTATCGGATGTGTGTGATGTAAGGGTTGAAAGGTTTGCGGTGATCTGTGCTTGTAACTTACCAAACGCACTCAACACCGTATCAGTTGCAGAAATCACGGCATTGGTTGCCAATGATAACCCAGTCAAAACAACTGCCCTTACTCTCGCTGCGGTGAAATACTCGTTTGTTCCCTCGCTTATGTCCGTTGTTGTCAATACAACTGCACCTGTCTTTGTGTTTACGGATTGAACATTGCCCTGAGATGCGATGGTGATGGTTTGAAGTGCATCGTCAAAAGTGATGGATGTGTTTGAACCAGCCAACAAAGATGCTTTGACCTTCGTGTAAACTCGTGTATTGGTGAAATATAGGTTTGTTCCTTCTGCAAGGTTTGTGGTTGAACTGGCTTCCAATACACGCTGACCGATGTTGGCAAGGTTTGTCCGTTTGGTGACATTCTCGGAATAGTCAACGATTGGTATTGAGTCCTGATTGACATCAATAGTTCCTATCGGATCTAATTGGGAAATCTTCTTGTTACTCATAACTTTCTACCAAACGGCCTCCATCCTCTTGGATTAATAAAAATGAATCTTCAGTTAATAAAAAAACCGCCCTTAAGGCATCTACTTCATAATTTCTTTTGACCAAATCTGTGAAGCGTTCAAATCCAACATCCCTTTGAGTTGTGAATAATTTCTCTGTCAATTGAACTTCGTGTTCAACTCCCATATCACGATGCGTTGTGTATATTTTTTCGCTCACGATACCTGATAGAATAACTCATCGTTTAACAATGGGAGAACTTTCAGCAATCCCGTTTCAACCAACTCATCAGCCAATGACGGATTCAAGTTGTTGGATGAAATTTGAGCGTAGATTTTATACTCGTGTTCACCGACTTCCAAAGTTTTGGCATCGGTCACACCTTCATCAAACAAGAACTCGTTGTATCGTTCTTTTTGGGTGGAGATGTCGGTCAATATGAAATTCTTAACCGCATCGGTTTGTCTGCACTTCATACTAAATAAAAAATACGGATTTGCAATCGTCACTTTTTCGGTGAGAGTTACATACCAGTATTCAGAATCTTGTTTCGTTACCTTCAACATCTCTACAAAATAGCGAGAGTAAAAATATGTAACAAAAAAAGGGAGAGCATATTGCCCTCCCCATTTGACCTATGAAACAAGAATCAATTAGATACCCAAAGCGGTAACAACTGAACTTTGCAATTTGTAAGGTGCTTCCGATTCAATAGCGGAAAGCGTAACTTCATAACCGTTGGAATCTCCCATAGCAGTACCGGTGTTGGCAACCATTGCAGTCACATCACATCCGTACTCCTTACCAACCAACCAATATTCATCGTTATTGTTTTTAACGATGCAATAGCAACGACCTTGAGCAAGGAGCTTCATTTCGTTACGCTTGGTGGTTGACAATCTGCGAAGTTTAAAAACAACATCCGATTGATTGAATGATGTTCCGTTCTCAACAGATACATTGGTGGTGATGGTCAATGATCCAGTACCTTTCGGCAACTCGTAATCGTAAACATCACCACTTGCAACGGTTGTGCCAGTTACTTCACCACTTGCAATTGTGAATTTTGAATCAACCCAAGTGATAAGGTGGATTGATTTGATGCCTCCAACGGCATCCTTGCAGTCAAGAGTGAATCCTTGCGTGAGTAAACAGGGCATATTTTATGAAGATTAAAGGGTGAAATAAACGATTTCTCCGGGGAAAGCAACCTGAACACCAGCCTTGAAAGTGAAACGAACACGAACTTCATCGTTGTCCTGTGAATACCACATTTTCACTTCTTCTTGCTCGTCAATCAAGTCAGTTCCCATAAAGAAGTTTGACAAAGAACCAGCGTGAATTTTGTTAGTTCCGTTCAAACCACCAACTCCGATTACTTTCATATTTGTACCGGGGTAAACCATCTCCATTGAAGTGGCAGCATCTGCAACATAGTGGAACAAGTTAGCGTTCTTCAAGTTAACCAACATCAACTTGTAAACATCAATACCAACGAAACAAACCAAGTCAGTTTTCTCAGCAACGGCAGCGGGGATGTTAGCGTAGATTTGATCCAAGATATCATCAACATTCGCAGCGGTGATTGAAGTGAAGGTAGTTGGTGCAGCGTTCGCCAATACTGGAGAAGATGCAGCAACGATTTTGGTGAATCCGTCAAAACGATTCAAGTTAGGGTTACCACTTGCGGTATCACCTTGCCACATTGCAACTTCCAAAGTTTGTGCAATAACGGCAGCCTTTTCAGCACCTACTTGCTCTTCAAAAGGAATCATAGTTGGTGAACCAGGCATGATTTGAGTTTGCATCCACTTGGCTTCCAATGTCTTTGGGCAAAGAGTTTCTTCAACTTTTACAGCACCAACGGTGATGTTTCTTTGAGTGAAGGCAGTTGTACCACTTGGGTTGTAACCACAACCGTCTGCTTGAAAGAAAACAGTTGAAGCAAGGATGTTCAAAGCGGCAGCAGATTTGATACCTACTTGAACTTGGTTAGAAGATTGCAACAAGGTTGCAGTTTTTGACCCAAAAAGGGCTTTTACCAACAAGTCAGTTGACTGTTCGTTGGTGTAATTAGCGAGAGATCCTACTGAGAATGCCATAGTTTTATTTGTTTATTGCGTTTTTGAATTTTTTAAGAGCTTCAAACTGATCGTTTTTCTTGTTTGAAACGGGGGTTTTAATTGGGGTTTCGCTTGGTAAATCAGCAACCTTTTCAATTAGGTCAATTGCTTTGCTCATTGCTTCTTTGTGCTGGGTGTTAGATGCAGACAATGCCACAACTTTTGCAGACAATTCAGCGATTGCACTTTCCAACTTTGATACAACATCATTGAAATGAGATACGGTTGCAAACTCTTCTTTGGCTTCAACTTCGATTTCAATTTCGGGTTCAACGATTTCAGTAACGATACCGTCAACAGTTGTCACCAATAAACCACCTTCAACTTCGTGAGTTGCATCAGGTGCTGGAATTGAACCTTCAGCAGTTTGAACGAAGATGGCAGTTCCTACAACCAATTCACCTTCCCATTCAACGATTGTTCCATCAGTCAAAGTGGCAGTTGCCATCTCAACTTTGATTTCTTCTTCGGAGAATCCCAACATCGTGCGGATTTCCTTGAGTGTTTCTTTTGCGTTCATTTTGATATAAATTAGATTTTGTTTTTACTTGTTGCAATTTTACTTTCCATTCCACCGTGAAAGAATCTCTTTCATCTGCTCAATGAGTTGTTCTTCTTTGTCTTCGGGAAAATCAAAAACACCTTCCACAGAGAATCCTTTGAACTCACCTGATTTCACTTTTGCCCACACCTCATCGTTGTCAATGAGATAAGAGACAAACCACGACCCATCGGCAACTTCTTCAAATCCCTTTGGTGGCATCACACCTCTTTCACGATCTATGATGTATGATTCAAACAAACTCACTCCATTCATTATGGGTGTTTTGTGGTGAGCGTTCACGGAATTGTACTGGTTTGACCTTGCCCATTTCTTCGCAATCTTGAAGATTGATTCCTTGTCAAAAACCACATAGTACTCACCACGAATGTCATCTCTGCGATAGATGGGTAAATCAGCAATCATCGCAGCACCAGTCACGATTCGTTTCTCCTCATCTTGGATGGCAAATTTACTCGCTGACAATTTGCGTTCTGTCCATCTCAACATCTCTTCCCCACCCCACAACAAATATGAGATTGTTCCACAAGCGGTATCATCGTTTGGATTGTAGTACTCTTTAGCTCTTGATAGGTATGAATAGATTCGTTGAACTGTGTCATCGCTTATCGGTTCACCTTGAGCCAATTGTTGACCTCTCACCTTCCCCACTTGAGTTGCACACTTGTTGCCGTTCTCCTCGTTCAAGCGAATACCTCTTTCGGCATTCGCTTTCGCACCTTCAGGATAATCCGTGTAACTCTCAAACTTTGACTGATACATTGAATAACAAATTGCCACGGCTTGTTCACTATCCTTGCCTTCGCCAATCATTATGGGAATACATCTTTGAACAAACTCTTCTTCACTCTCGTTTGGATTGGGTTCAACAAACTGCTCATTGAATGCGATAAAATCCTTTTGAATGGCTGCGTTTTCAACGAGAGAAACAAAGTCAATGCCTGTTTCCTCGTCAAATTCGTTGATGTCTAATTTGTAAACTGGAAGTTTCATCTTATTCAAATAGCGTTATTGTGTAACAGATACCTTTTTCAACGATGCAACCCGACCTTGTGTGCGTGAGATGTCTCCTTCGGTCACATAAACCCTCTGTTCAAATCCGCTTACTTGTGGCAATGTAGATGAGATTTGTGGTGCTGCCATTTGTGGCATACCTCCTCCGCTTGATTGCATTCCAGTTGGTGCTGATGGTTGACCACCTTTGAGGATGTCTCTCGCTCTTTTGGCATTATTCAAAATGGTTGCTGCTAATCCAATGTATTTTGCAATACCAGCAAGACCACCCGTAGCCAAGTTGTCAGGTGACGCTGGTGAACTCGTTGTAGTCATTGCGTTTGAAATACTCATTGCCGTATTTGCGGCAATTGTCCCCAACGCCAATGCTTTACCCGCTGCCGTCTGTTCCCCTACCAATGATCCAATTGCATTTGCCAAATCAATTGACGCTTTGAAAAGGTCTTGTTTAGATTGTTGTACGGCTTTTTCTGCGTTAATTCTTTTGTTTGAACTATCAAGAGCAATGGCAGTTACAACCTCACCTTCTTTCTTTTTGTTGGCAATGAATTCATCACTTGCCTTCTTGTCGGCTTCGGCTTGTTGCTTGTCAAAGTTTGCTTTTGCAGTTGCCGTGTCGCTTTGATATTTGGCTTTGATTAATTTGATGGCTTCTTCGTTCCCTTCGGCTTCTTTCAATTGCTGCCAATAGGCATCACGCAACGCTAATTGCTCGTTTTGATACTTAATCTTGATCTCCTCTTGCTCGGTCTTGGCTTGTGCCAATCTCCTCTCCCTTTCGGATTCAACAAACCCTTGTTGGGCTTCAGCAATTTGGTCATTTTTAAATTTCTCCGCTGCGGCTGCTTCTTCTTCCTCCTTCTTTTTCTCGGCTTTCTTCTTGTCTCTTTCCGCTTGTCTATCCTTTGCCGCTTGTGCGTTTGCATCGGCTTGTGCTTGTGCTTGGTCTTTTTGAAAGTTCTGTTCTTCAATTGCCAAAACTGCCAATGCGTTTTTGGTATCCAGAATTATCTTGCCCCACTCTTTTTCCGTGTTCTTCCCGTAGTTTGCACGAGCTTGTGCAAGGTCATTCTCTAACTTTTGTCTTTGCTTGTTGAACACACCAACTTCATCTCCTCTTGCTTTCAACAATGCAATCTCTCTGTCAAGTTGCTCGTTGGCTTTCTCTGTTGTCTTATTCAACTTTGCCAATGCTCTATCCTGTGCAGATGTGATACCAACCCAATCCGTAAATTGTTGCACTAACCCACCGACAAAATCCACCATTGAACCAAGACCAGGAATCAAATTGAGAATTACTTTCTTGAGTGAATCAAAGTTTGCAATTACAAGACCAATAAGAACTGCCAACGCACCCAACCCAGTAGCAATAATTGCTCCACGCAGAGTTGAGAACGCCTTGACAACATTGCCTTTGATGTTACCAGCAATTGCACCGAACTGCTGTTGAACCTTCCCAAGACCTTCAAGACCTTCAGCCAAAGCCATTGCACCTTGAAGTTTGACCATTGTCTTCTCAAGTTCTTCCGACTGATTGCCAAACAAAGCCATTGCCCCTTGTGCTGCTTGGAATCCACGAGCCACACCTGAAACAACCGTGTTGATTTGTGCAAACTTGTCGGGGTTTACCGCTGCCACACGATCATTGAAGTCATCCATTCTATCCCTTGCCGCAGCGAGTGCTTGTTCTGCTTTTACGGCTTCGGGTGAGAATTCGCCAAACTGCATCACGGCTTGTTGTGCTGCGACTGTCAGTTCTCGGATTTCTGCCTTCATTGATTTGAAGTCAGGTTTGTTGACGGTTAAGTCAATACTTGCGTTTAATGCCATTATTTTTCTGCTGTTATAAAGTAATCCACGCCATCAGTTTCAAAGATGTGTGAACCCCATTGTGAATTGATTGTGTGTGTATCCGCACCGTCAATCTTTGCCGTTCCAGTTGTATCAACGGTGATGGTATGTGCGGAAGTTAATTTTTTCACTACAAATTGTTTCCCGCTTAAACCAGTTGGATCAGGCAAGGTGATTGTCTTGCTTCCACTTGTGGTATCAACCAAAAACAATCTATCGTCTTTTGTTGCCGTTGTGTTTGCCGTTACCGTCTTGACTGAACCACCACTCAAAAAGGATGGATACATCTCGTAGTTGCCGACATACAGTGTGTCCGATTTGGTGACCTCAAAGTCCTCACAAACAATCGCCACACTTCCGTTTGTCTCAGTTCCAAAAACCACATCCTTCAAGCCAAATCCCGAATTGTTGGTGTTGGTTGGTGACTGAACAATTCCAGTTCCCACAAATACTCCATTGCCCGTGCTTTCACTTGTGCCAACACTTACCGTACGAATGCCGGGTTTAATTGGGTTGCTTCCGCTTGGGTAAATATCACCATAGGTTTCCTCACTTTCTCCTCCACCCGTTCCACTTCCAACTGTTTTGTTTGTGATGGTTGCCGGTTGTATAAACTGAGCCAATAAGAATTCGCACAAATAAACGCCTTCATCTGTTGGGTTGTAGTTTTCAACCTTGTTCAATCTCCAATACTGCCCTTCGAAGAAATACAGATTCTTGAATTGTAAATTATACCAATCACTTGGAGTGATGCGGAAATATGCCCGTACTATTTTTGAATTCTTGTTGGTGATTTCATTCAAAAAACGGAAGTAGTAATTTGTGACAAGGTTTGAATTGCCATAACGATAACCAGCACCAACGCCCAACTCCTTCGGCATCCCGAACAAAATATCAAATGTGGGGTTGCTCAATGAATCATAATGAATCGTCATTGGCAATGCCGTGCGATTGCTAAACGCTGAAGGACTGGAGAACAATTTCCAACTCACTCCAGTTTGTAAACCACTATAATATAAGATACGAAGGTCGCCATCTTTTTGAGCTTCGACATAAGACAGAACAAAGTTGCGTTGTCTGTTGTCATAACTCTTGATTTGAGTTGGTGAAAAAATGATTTCAATTTTCTTCTCCGTTTTTACAAAATCATTGTCTACCTCAAACGTACGTGATCCATATGTGTTTTGATAGTTCTCTTGATATTGTTGATTGCTTACATCCTTGCCTTCCTTGTAACTAAACTTGTACGGATTTGCATCCAATTCCCCCATTGGCACAATCTCAATTGGTTGTGAGTAATCCAACTTTTTCGACCAATCTAATTGACTGCCATTGTAGAAATCATCACGAGGAACACATCTCAAAACCTTTGGTTGGTCTTTGTCGGGTTCAATGTAGAGATTGAACATCTTGACAAACGACATCAGCATCTCGCTTTGTTTTACTTCCGAATTCAAGAACGACCCAAAATCAATGGCATCACCATAACCAAAAGTAGTGGCGTTCTGGTCATTCCAAAAAACGGAATCTGCCAACAAACCAAATTGAAATGATGAATTTGCCAAATATCCAAATGGTGAGGAGTTGTTGTAAATGCCTTTAAATCGAATTGTTACCACGTCACCACTATCTAAACTTACATTGTTAAATGTAATGTATGATTCGTGCGTTATTGTCGATGAAAAGTTAATGCTTTCCCAACTTACATCAACCAAACTACCATTGACATACAAGCCATATTCCAAAGTCACCGTGGTAAACGAGCCAATTGGCGTAAGTAGTGCAAAGATGTCTGCATTAAAAACAAATTGACCTGATACGGGTGTTATAAACTCACCAGTTGATGGATTGTAATTGTTGCCATTGTCAAAGTTGCCCGATGTGGAATCGTTTTGAAAGATTAATGTAGTCCCATTTTGCACAAGTTGTGCCGTGCCTGTCCTACTCGCTTGAAATTGTCGATCTTGTATAGTGGTGCTATTTAAGGTCAACCCATTTGGTGGGGATATAATTAACCTTTTGAATCGCTCATTGTGAAAGAATGAATCGCCCGTGTAGGAATAACCAGCATCCGAGAATATTTTGTCTACAATGGTTTTTGCATAAAGACAAGGTGTCATCCCAATGACTGCAAAATCTGTTATGTTTCGAGTTTTGGAATACCCTCGGTCAATCATTGCATACAAATAACCCTCGCCCAATGCGAATGCCTGAAGC